AGTCAATAACCTCAGCATAAAAAATGCCACCATTCCCGCCTTCGTATGCAATAACAGAACCTATTTTCATTTTGTCACCTCTTCATCAATTTCAAGCCACTCTTCAATTCTCACTGATCCAGTGCATAAAGTAGAACGAATGCAATCAATGGCCATTTGTGCATGATATTTGTTAAATTTTGGGCTTTCAATGTATGCTTCAAATGCCGTTAATGCTCCAAAAACTGAATTAATTTCATTTATGCCTTCGTAAACCATCCATTCATTTATGATTTTTGGATGCCTTTTATCTTTTGGTTTGGTCATTGTATCGCCTCTTGATTGTGCAAAAATTTAATGGCGGCCACTTTGCATTGTGAAACCTCTTTTTTGGTTAAACCACAGGCTATTTGTTCTGCCAATTCACTGGCCATTTGTGCTTTTTTGTCACTAGGCGCCGTCAATGCAAGAATGAGAGCTTGGGTGAGTGCTTGAGATTGTGTCATGTCAAAAATTCCTGTAAATGATGCCGTTGATAGAATCGCCTACATAAGCGCCTTCATCTTGCAAATACTCAATAACTTGTTGTTTTTGTTGATCTTCATCGGTTTCTTGATCTAATTCAATGCCGTATTGATCTGCAATATTTTCAAAAGAATCTTCTGAAAAATCGCAACAAATTGCAATTACATCTAATTCCACCTCTTCGCCTATCGATTCTTCAAACTCTTCTAAGTAGTCAAAAAGTATCCTTAATCCTTCATAAGAAAAATTATCAGGACGAATCATTCCAAAAAGATCGGAAAATTCTGAAAAATAAACTGTAGTTTTCATGCTTCCACCTTTAAATTTTCTTGAATAAATGCCATTGCAGTGCAAATGTCATCCCAAAATTCATCAAATTGATTGTCACCCTCTGGAATAAGGTCTTCCCTATATGCTTCCAAAGCATCCCAAACAATGTTTAATTGATCTTTCATGTCTTTCATGGTTTTCCCCTTATGCGGCTTTTTGTTGAACGTACATAAAATCGGCATTTAATCCTTGATATACGCCAGCACTGTTTCTCATTGGCATGACGACAACTAATGCATCGTTTCTTTCATCGTGAAGAACGGCAGATGCATCGCCTCTTTGAGCTAGTGAGTAACAGGCGCCTTTTTTAGCGCCGTAATACATGGCCAAGGCTTCATTTGCAGTGCAAAGGTATTCTGGATTGAAATAAGACACTTTAAGCTCTGAAAAGGCATCACGGGATGGAATAACACGGGAAACATCGGGAAACCTTGCATCGATGGCTTGAAAACGGGAATTGCCCAAAACGTAATAACCTTTGGCGCCGCCATCAATAGTTTCAAGAATTACAAATTCTGATTTTTTATCTAGTGCTTTAATAACGTCACCAGGCACAATGATTTCAAACCCGTATGCCTCTGGTGCTTCTATAACCTCGATTGGTGATTGTCCAGCAAAAAGAATATGGCCATTTGTGCCGTAGATCATGGCCACTTCTGGATGATTGATTGAAATGCAAACACCTTGCAAGTAATAACGAATATCCTTTTTGGCAGAACAAAGCAAAGCGGCACGAAGAGTGGAAGTTTTGAGAGAAATTTTCATGTTGACACCTATTAAAAAAGAAAAGAAAAAAGTTATTTTGTGAGTACATCAAACCATTCAAGCAAACCAGCACAAAGGGCTAAACCCAAAGCAATAGCGGCCAAATAGTCTAAAAATTGGTTTTTCATGCCATCACCTCTTGGATGTCATACGTTTTACACTCAAAGGAATAACCCAGAGCTTGAATGCGCTTGAGGTTTTGTGATGTAAGGGTAGAAGTCCCAGCAATAGAAGCAAAGAGCTTCGCCTGTGGGCATAGAGGGTATGCAACGACATTGCCGTAAACCCGTTTAATTTCAATCTGTATCGTCATATTCACGCCTTTTAAGTTAACGCATTCCCGTTGAATGCATGGATATAGTAGCATCAAAGAACGACAAAAACATAAGTACAAACCCTAAGTTCAACAACTTTAAACCCTTAAGGGTAAACCCTAATAAACGTTTGATTTTGTAGCTACAATTAGAAAAGAAAAGAAGGGGAAAGCCTAGGCCATGTTGTCCTGTTCTTATAAGGGATAGTAAAGGGTAATACATAAGGAACATAAGGGAGAGAGGATAGGTGGGGATTAAGAAGCATAAGAGTAAAAAGAATGGGTGACTATCTTTCACGCATCAACAAACCAAATCCCTTTACACCCATGAGACAAATACGAATGCGAATCATTCTCATTTAGATCAGGCACTGGATAGACGTACAGTACTGGATGGATAGACAGTAGGGTTTACCCTAATAGGGTTTCTACTTATAGGGTTTACCCGTAATGGTTAGTACGTAAGGGTAGGGTTTACCCCCCCCCTGGAGTAAAAGTGGTGGGGGCGGTAGCGGGGGGACATAAACACATATCGAAACACATATCAGCATACCCTTTTCAATTAAGACCCCCACCCACCCCCTATCTGGAATAAAGAGTCCTTCCAAAAAATTTTTTATAGTTTAGAATTTGTAGACATTAAATCAAGGAGAAGATATGGCTGGTTATCCTATGAGGAGAGCGTTGGAAAAGAAGATTGAAGGGCTTGGAGGGATAGAGTTCGTTACCGCACATATTGCTCAGGGTATGACTATAGGGCGCCTGGCTGAGTTTATTGAGTGCTCTAGGCCTATGCTGTCTTTCTGGATAAACCATACTGATGAGCGTAGAGATGCTGTACTGAAGGCTCGTAAGTTAAAGGCTGAGAAGTTAGCGGAAGAGGCACTAGAGATTGCTGATGATGCTGATGAGACAAGTAATTCAGGAGTTAACAAAGCGAGACTCCAAGTGGATACTCGTAAGTGGATGGCCAGTAAGCTAGACCCTGAGAACTATGGGGACACTGCAAAGACTCAAGTGAACATTAGTTTGGGTGATCTACATCTTCAAGCTTTAAAGCACATGGGTAAGGTAGAGCCTGTAACCTTGGAAAACAATGAATAACCCCTTTATCCAGTTCATCACCCTGTATAGGTCTGATCCTGTTCTTTTCGTTAAAGAAGTACTGGGGGTAGAGCCTGATGAGTGGCAAAAGGACTTCTTGAACGCTGTGGCCTCTGGAGAGCGGAAGATTAGTATCAGGTCTGGCCACGGGGTTGGGAAGTCTACTACTGCTTCTTGGGCTATGCTGTGGTTCTTGTTGACTCGTTATCCCGTGAAGGTGGTTGTTACCGCCCCTACTTCTGCCCAACTTTATGATGCTTTGTTTGCTGAACTAAAGAGATGGGTTAAAGAACTACCAAAACCGATTCAAGACCTTCTCGATGTTAAACAAGAGAGAATAGAGTTAAGGGCAAGTGCTACTGAGGCGTTCATCTCTGCTAGGACATCTCGTGCTGAACAGCCTGAAGCTCTACAGGGAGTACACTCGGATAACGTGATGCTAGTAGCTGATGAGGCTTCTGGTGTCCCTGAGGCTGTGTTTGAGGCCGCCGCTGGCTCTATGTCGGGTCATAATGCTTTGACCATCCTACTAGGTAATCCTGTAAGGAGTTCAGGCTTTTTCTTTGACACACATAATCGATTAAAAGATGAGTGGTGGACAAAAAGAGTGTCCTGTGAGGATTCCGCTCGCGTCAGTCAAGAATACATTGATGACATGAAATCTCGCTATGGCGAGGAATCTAACGCATATCGGATCCGAGTCCTTGGAGAGTTTCCAAGAAGTGACGATGACACCATTATCGCAATGGACTTACTCGAATCTGCCAAACATCGAGATACTAAAGCTTACGAAGACGCGCCTATTGTTTGGGGTTTAGACGTTGCCCGCTTTGGATCTGACTCGTCAGTTCTGTGTAAAAGACAATCTAACGTAGTCCACTCACTAGAGAGGTGGAGGAATCTAGACCTGATGCAATTAACAGGAGCTGTGGTTGCTCAGTATGAAGCTTGTGACCATAAAAACAGACCCGCTGAGATTTTGGTTGACTCTATTGGACTAGGTGCTGGTGTTGTTGACCGATTAAGAGAACTAAAGTTACCAGCTAGAGGTATTAACGTGTCCGAGAGTCCAGCTATGGGCGGGACGTATCTAAATCTAAGAGCAGAACTTTGGCATAAAACCAAGGCTTGGTTAGAGAAAAGAGACTGCAAAATACCGAATAACGAAGACTTCATTGCTGAACTGGCAACTGTAAGGTACACCTTTACATCCAACGGCAAGATTAAGATTGAATCTAAAGATGATATTAGACGTAGGGGTTTAAAATCTCCTGATATGGCTGATGCTTTTGTTTTGACATTTGCTTCAGATGCCGCCACAATATCATGGGGGTCAAATAATTCTTGGGGTAAACCGATTAAAAGGCTTATTCGAGGTTTAGTCTGATTGCCGTTGCCACTTTTGAGCTACCTAATCAGTAGCTCTTTTTTTTAAATATGGTATTATTGACAAACCTATTAGGAGATCTCTATGAAAATGGATGAGGCCGCCAAGAAAATTGGCAAGGTAATGGGCGAATACAAAGAAGGCAAGCTCAAGTCTTCTTCTGGTCAGAAGGTTAAATCCCGTGACCAAGCTGTCGCTATCGCAATGAGCGAGTCCCGTTCTATGCCTAAACGTGGCGGTAGAACTGCAACCAACCGCAGTAAGAAATAAGGAAAAATTATGTCTTTCTTAACAAGAGATAACAATGGAAATACCATCCCTAATGTATTTAGGATTGGTACGACACAAGTTTTTACAGTAACAAATTCTAGTGTTGCAAGTACCGCTTTTGCGGCCTCAACAACTCATGTTCGAGTTGCTTGTTCATTAGGTCATAGTCATATACAGATTGGTTCTGCACCAACTGCAAGTATTACGACAAGCCCAATGTTGGCAAACAATACATCTGAAATTTTCCCCGTGGCTTCTGGTGACAAGATTGCTGTTATTAAAGATTCTGGTGTTACTGCTTCCACAATCAGCGTTACGGAGTTGTTATGAAACAAGGTTTGTACGCAAACATTAATGCCAAGCAAGAACGTATCAAGGCTGGCTCCAAAGAAAAGATGAGAAAGCCTGGCACTAAAGGCGCTCCTACTGCTAAAGATTTTAAGCAAGCGGCCAAGACTGCTAAAAAGAAATGATTAAGCGTGGCTCGGAGGAGTTCTCTGGTTATAACAAACCTAAGAAAACTCCTAACCACCCAAAGAAAAGCCATGTTGTACTGGCTAAGTCTGGTGACCAAGTGAAGTTAATTCGCTTTGGCCAACAAGGTGTTTCTGGAAGTCCCGATGGAACTAAGAGAAACGAAGCGTTTAAAGCCCGTCATGCTGAGAATATTGCCAAAGGCAAAATGAGTGCCGCATACTGGGCTAACAAAGTAAAATGGTGAACATATGAAATGCCCTATTGCCACTTATGACATCAAAGTCAACCTGAAAGCCCGTGATTGGGCATTTAAGAATGTAGGGTATGGTCCAGCTAATCCAGATGAAGACAATGTAGATTTCTGGATGAAAAAATCAGATGAGTGGCAAACTCCTGTTGAAGAAGCGCAGACTATGCGCTGTGGTAACTGTGCCGCATTTATTCAAACTCCTGAGATGCTGGACTGCATTCTTAAAGGTAT